AATCTGAGGAGCTTCCTCACCGCAAATCGGGCATACACCCTCTTCTGCTACCATAGTAACTTCGCCGTCAACATCTTCCTCAATAACATTATCAGTACAAATGTAGTTAGCACCACATACAGAGCACTTGCAAACATTGTTACCAACAAGTTCTTGGGCAGCAGCAACAGCATCTTCCTCTGTTTCAGGAACTTCTTCCATTTCAGTATCAATAACAAGAACCACTTCATCATCAGGAGTGAACTCAAAATCGTCATCCTCATTCATAGTTTTAAGAGATTCAAGCTTTAACTTCTTAAAGGAAATCTTAGGAAGAGCTTTATTCTCTTTCATAGCTCTCTTCTTGGAAGTACGTTTTACAGATTCAGAAACAGACTTCTTTGTAGTCTTGTCAGTATCAAGATTTTTAAGAGCCATATTAGTAAGCTCAAAAACATTAATATCTGCCATAATAAAACAACTCCTTATAAAAATTTTATTTTTAGGATTTATAAAAGGTCTATATAATACTATGTTAATCTATAACATAAATATTATCGTGATTTGTTTGTAGATATGTTCTTATGTCTACAATTTCTTGATTGGCCTCATTTATTAGGGTTTCTCCGTCTAAACTATATTGAGAACCATTTAGTTGATATTTACCTCTAATTCTACCTAATGCTTGTTTAGAATAAGCAGTAGCTAATCTTAATATTAAATCAATCCAATATTGATCTGTTATTTCAGATACATCTTGATAGTCTTTAACATATTGAATAGTTAGTGCAGGTGGAAATGGAGGATTGGTACTTATATATAGTGTTCGAGTTTCAAACTCCCAAATAAAATCTAAATCTGTACTTATAGTGTTTCTTTGCTGTAATATAGTCATTCTATTAGTATAATCTTCAATATTATTCATATTGTAATAACTACTCGCCATTGTAAAAACATCTGCATCCTGCATAAATGTTCCATAAGTGGGTTGACTTCTCATTACATAAAGAACACTATAAACATTTTTACCAGTTAGATTAATTGCATTACCAGTATAAGCAATAGTCATTAAAGAAGTAGTATTAATATATCTCTTTAATTCTCTAAAAGCTCTTTGAACATATCTATTTATATAAGGTTTAATTTCAATTTCAACTACAGGAGCACCTAAACTAAATTCTATTTCATCTACATATTCTTCTATGTTCAATTTAGTTTACCTCCTTTTAGATTGAATAATGTATTACTGATTATTATAAATAGTTTCAATAATTAAACTCTTATTAGCATTTGCAGGTAAAGCAATACCCAACTGAGCTGCTAAAGACTTTAATTCAGTTACTTTCATACCAATTAACTGTTCCTCAGTGTATTTAGTGCTTTCGTTTTCTACTACAACGGCTTCAGGAGTTACAGCATTGGATTTAATAGGTTCTTCAACCTTTATATTATTAGTATCAGTATTATTTACTTCAACTTTAGAAGTTTCTACTTTTTTAGGCTGTTCTACAGCAGTTTGTTTAGTAGTAGCTTCCTCTTGGTTCTTTAATACTCTAAGATACCTATCAATAACATTAGGATCAGACATTACCTTAAATCTACTATCTGTACAATTTTGCCAGAACTTAATTTCTGGAGTGTGCATAGTTTCAAGCACATAAGGTTTGTGTGGAGCAAGATTAACTTTTTCCATATTAGTCTTTGTAATTGGTATTACTCTATCAGTTAGATTAATAATAACAAATCTCATAGTAAAAATATCCTCCTATTATTTTCGTGGTTAAGAATATAAAGTTTTATTAAATATTAGATACATATCACAATGACAACTACTTGGAGGTCATATAGTTGTCATTGCTCTATGCATCTATTCAATCAATAGATGAACTATTGTCCACCTAAAGATTAATTAGTTAGTTAATTAGATTACTCAGTGATAGGTGTAACTGTAACAGTATAACCCTCAACAGGAGAATCCATAATGTCCTTGTAATAAAGAATCTCATCAACCTTGGTGCTGTCAAAGGTAAGAGTATCACCAACAGCAACATCATTGAGCTTGTAAGTTACAAAAGAAGGAACTTTTGCATCAAAAGCAGGAATGGTCTGTGGATCAACAGTATTACCATTTGTTACAAGTGTAGGGCTAATAAAACCTTCAGCAGAAGCGTCAAAAGTTTTAGGAGTGCTATTATTAGTAATGCTAATGGTTGCACCCTTCTCGGTAAGAACGAAACTTGCCATAATTATTCACCTTTCTTTATTATTTTATTTTGAAATATTTTAATCTATCTTGTATATGAAATATCTCCTTGATAGTTGGTACTTTATGTACCAACTATCAATTTGATATTCTTATAAAAAGATGGAGATTAAAATATGAAGCGAGTTAGTTCAATAACTAATTCAATTAGTCAAGAATTTCACCAGCAATATACATCTTATTATTAACCATCTTAAGGCCATAAGATGTAGCGTAACCTTGCTGTCCTCTAAAGTCAGCAGGCATAAGAAGATCAGTTGTAAGAATAGGCATCGGATTTGTTACGTTCTATATCATTCAAATTTATAAAATCTAAAATAGTTTTAATAAATCTGTCAATATAGAATTGCTTACTCTTTCGAGCTACATTATAAATGTAGGTTACATTTCGTAGTAACTAAAGCCCAGACTATATCATAAGCTATATACACTATATTATATTATGCTACCAATATAATTTTAAAACACATATATAGTCCATCTGCACTTCGTTTTCATTTGAAAACTACTCCGCACCACCGGATAGTCGTTGCACCTTATTCCTATTTTTAATTAAATTATATAATAGGAATCTTGGTTCAGGATTTTCCATTGTTACATATTTGACCTTGTTACCATACACGAGTAATTACTTCGTCCATCCACTATATTACTATAATAGATTTGGTAGTCAAATCTTTAGGAGTTTCCCTGAGTTCACAGATGTCACTTCATTATATATCACTATATAAAGGTACCTTCTGTGTTAAGCTAATATTTCTCCTGCAATATACATTTTGTTATTGACCATTTTCAGACCATAACTTGTTGCATAGCCCTGTTGTCCTCTAAAATCAGCAGGCATTAAAATATCAGTTGTAGCCACAGCTTGATACGGTGCATATACATCAATTATGTTACAATATAACCGTTTCCGTTATATCTCACTATGTTACCATAGTGTTCAGACTATATCTTGAATTTAATAACTCTATCACCAAGTTATTAAAAACCCTTGCACTTCGGATTTACTAAATCCTACTCTACTTGCTTCGTGTAATTTATATTACCTTATTTTCAAACCATCTAATCTTTTCAGATTATTTATACATTTCTGTAAATATGGTTGTTTAGCTTTCGATAGTCGTTGAACCTTTCTTAAAGTTTTATCTTTAAGACTTGGCTTCTGATTGTCCTAATTTGATAGGAGTTTCCAGAAATTCACAAGGTTTATACTGGACTTGTATTATGCTGCCATAACATAATCTCTTGTTAATCCAGTTTCCAGGAAGTTAGTACCCTTATAACCCATAAGGAACTTATTAGCAGGGAACTGAGGAATTACATATACCTTATACTTGCCACCAAGAGTACCAATGAAGTGAGGACCTACTGCATTAGAAGCGCCAGTACCATCAAAGTTTCTCATACACTCAATAACAGCACCTGCATTAAGACCACAAAGAATGTAGTTAGGCTGTACTCTCTGAGTAGCACCAAATACGATGTTAGCACCCTCAGTAAGTCTTACCCAAAGACTATCATAATGGTCAATAATGTTTACGCCGATAGGAGCTGTCTTAGACCAAGTAAGAACAGGACCTGCACCCGCCTTTTTCAGAAGGTCCAGAGCGATTTCCGTATCAATTTCATGCGCAATCTCACCGGCAGCCTGTGTAGAAATAACATCATTAATCTCTGTACCATACTGCTTCTTGAGGTCATAGGCTGCATCAAAGCCCCAATATGCAGCGAGCTTACGGCTCTTAGCATAAATAGGAAGCTGTGCAAGATCCATAGTCATCTCAGGAATAACATTCTGATACTGATTGCCAGTAATGTTATTGAAAGGAACGGTCTCATTGTCATAAGAATATGTCATAAGAACGTCACTAGTTGTGCCAGTAATAGTAACTGCACCAGTTACATAATCGAGTGTACCAGAAATACCGGAATCAGTAGGACATACAAGAGCTACAGTATTACCAGTTACAGTACCCTCAATGATAACCTTACCAGCACCATCAATAGCAGTGAATGTACCCGAAATTACAGGAGTAAAATCAAGGTTTGCGCCGTTTGCATAAAGCTCATTCTCTACAACTCTGGAAGTATAAGTGGGATCACTACGACCAGTATTAAGGGAATCAGTAAATACTGTACCGGCAGTAGTACCGCCCTTAGTAGTACCATACATATAACGGAGATAAGATATAATGCCTGCCTTAGAATCCATAGCCTGTACGGAAACAATGTCCGAAGCAATAAGGTTAGGAACAACAGCAGTAATCATATCAAGGAAGAATGTCTTGCTGGGAATGTTCTGAGAATTTGTTGCCTCTAACAGAGAGGAAGTATTCTCTAACAGAGTAGCAAGAGCTGCTTTCTTCTCAATACTAAATTCCTTGCCAGCTTTCTTCTGAACAGCTTCAGCAACGGCAAGTCTCTTACCAAATTTTGCATAAGTCTGATTGCTTACCTTAGACTTGATGAGCTTTTCAGACATTACTCTAGAATTGAATGCCATAGTAATTCACCTTTCTTTATTTTATTGTTAAGCTACTAAAAACTAAATTATTATATAAAATAATATAGTTGCGGGAGTTAAAAAATGTCTTGGACAGAAGTTAAAAATGTTTCTAATTCTATGTCCTCTGTTGTTTCATTATTCTTTTGAATATCTTCATTAAGAATATTTACAGTAGTGGGTTTATCATAGCTTATAGGCAGTTTATTATATCTGTCCTGTCTATCTTTAACTTCTTCAACTAATTGTTTGATTTTATTTGGGGTTGTAATTGATTCTTTAAGAACAACACTATTAGGATTTACACCCTTTACATTAGCACATTCATTTAAGAAACTATTAGTAAATTGCTTATTTAACTTAATAGACTTATTTAGTCTTTCAGTTAAACTTGTCATTTTACTTTCTAATGCCCTATAAGAATCTAATAATTCATTATATTGTGCATTAGCTTGTTCAAAATCCCCATTTAGTGAGTTATAGGAGCTATCTAATTCATTATAAGAACGTTCAAGTTCATTATAAGAATTTTCAAGTTTATTGTAAGATTCTTCTAAGGCTCTAATATCTTTTCTATTATTATAGTCCTGATTTCGTGCATTAGTTTCAATCTCACGAATATTGTTATCCTGTTCACTAATAGTAATATTTTGATTTTTAATAGTTTTCTTATGTTCGGCTACAATATTCTGTTGCTCTTGTAATGAATCTTTAAGCTGTTCTTGTCTAACCTTATAGCTTTCAATAATTGATTCAGATTGATTTAATTTATGTTCAAGTTCTTCATTGACTTGTTGTAAACTATCAACTTGTTCTTGAAGTGACCTATTAGATTTTCTTAAAGCATTATTTTTATCTTTAAGATTTTGTGTTTCTGTTAAATGCTGTCTTGTAATCTGAGAATTATTTCTCTGTTCTTTACGAAGTTCTGATTTAACATTTTCCAATAAATCAATTTTATCATTCTGAATACTAATAGTATTTTCAAGTTTCCGGTTATCTGTTACAGCTTTTAATCTCTTATTGTTGCTTTCCTTTAATGCCTTATCTTTATGAAGCAGTTTATTATTTGTGCTCTCTAATTCAGCACTTAGTTCGTCAACCTTATTCTTATATTGAGAAATACTATTATTAAGTAGTTTTTCTCTTAACTTGTAGGCACGAATTTTACGATTTAATTCTGTGATAGTAGTAAAAGTATTTATACTATCCATATTCTCTCTAATAGTCTTAGCAGTAGTGTCTTTCTTACTGCTTCTTGTCTTAGTGGCATTATTAGTAGGCTTAGATGAAATATTCTTTCCCTCTGCAATCTGAGATTTTCTATTCTTAATTGAACGTTTAATCCTGTTTAAATTTGGCATATTACAATTTGTAACAGTTCTTTCAATATTATCTAATACTTCAATAGTATCTGCATTTTTAATTTCTCTTTCAACAGATTCTATTAACTGACGTTTCTTTCGATTATGTTCAACACTTTCAACAACTGTTTGTCTTGCTCTTTCTACAGCAGGTGTAGAAACTACATCAAAACAAGCAAAGTCGTAAGTATCAGGATCAACTTCTTCTCCGTTTTCACCTTGAATAATATCTCCTTCACCTCTACTTGAAACACCCATTTGAGAACCATAGTCTACTAAAGATTTTAAAATACGTCCTGCTTCTGTATCAAGTATGTCAAATCCGCCATATACAATGCCTTCATTTTCATCAATACTGTAGTCAGTCATACATACACAAGCATATTTAGCTAATACTTCAAATCTGTCTTCCGGGTGATCTAATTCACCAAAAAGTGTTTTAGTAGAAAGAGCTTCCTTTACAAATTTATTATTAAATACATTTTTCCATAACTGTAAACCATAAAGTCTACCATTACGAGTAGCATTTTTAAAATCTGCACAAGGTCCTTCCAACCTACCTAAACAGCCTTTCTTTACTTTTGTAGATTCTACCAATCTAAGAGAACCAGTTCGTTCAACTAATTGCGACTTCATTTTTAACTCACTCCTTTCTATAAAGGAATTTAAAAATAAGGCTAAATATATCTTGTATAAAGATATCTTGCCCAAATGTATATGTACAAACGTACATATACATATTATGTAGTAGTAATTGTTAATTAGTTAGTTATTATTATTTAGTATATTATTTTTACATCTTGGAAAAATAAAAATGAATAAAAATATTTCCCAGTATCAACAAAAAGTTAATAATGGGAAATAATAAGGAATAAGGAATGAAGAATATTTATCTATTATTTATCAAACCATTCAATCTATCAATTTCTTTCAAACATTTCTTTGTTTTCTTCTGCTCGTATTCGATTATCTTATCATCATTTTTAGAAATAATTCCTAAAAACATCATTCCTATAAACAATCCGCCTAAAACGCCTAATATAAAAGTCTTCATAACCATACCTCAATCAAGTATCAGCTTAATATCATATCTTATCTTACTTACTGTATTTACTAATTCAGTATAATCATTATAATTAAAATAGATGTATAATGCTTGAGATAATTCACATAGTAAAGTATTCTGAATAAATGTATTTGCTCCTTCTAAATCATCTTTGAATTGATGTTCAAGAGTTATAGTTGCCTGTGTTATTAAAGAAGTAGCCATTTTAATATATGTAGCCACATCTTTTCCTTCACACTCTAAAACTTCTTTAATTATTTTATGCGCTTTATTATTAAGATGTTTATAATGGGCTATTGTAGGAACATTTAATTCTTCCTGCATAAAGTAATTACAGATTTCTTTATTTATGGTAAGGTTAGGATCAGACATTAGTTTAGATAACAATTTTTCAGATTTATTATCATTTTGTTTCATCAGTAATTCTATACAATCATGTCGGTTAATTAACATAAAGCAGACCTCCTTGCTTTTTGTTGTAATATGTTAAGAATTAGATTTTACAATGTATTTATTCATTAAATCTAATATTTCTTCTCTATCAGAAATATCAAATTCTAATTTAGTAGGGGAGCTAACATCAATGGCTAATATACCCATTAAAGATTTGGCATCACATTTATATGTACCTTTAATTAAATATGCTTCTCCACTAAATTGTGATATTGTCTGTCTAAACTCTATTAAATCATCCATATCTACTATTTGAATATTAACTGAATCTTTCATATTTTAACTCCTTATTCTTCTGGTGTTATTGTAGGTTCCACTTCGGGTGTTATTGTAGGGGTTTCTTCAAAATCTGATTCAAAATCAGTTTCAGATTCAAAGTCTCCTCCAAAGTCACCACCAAAATTATTATCAAAATCATCAAAGCCACCACCCGAACCACTGCGTCCACCACCGCTAAAGGCATTTCTATCCGAACCTATATCAAAGGTATCTTCATCAGAACCTTCTTCTGCTAACTTATCCGCATATTCTTGAATAATTCCGGCAATATCAGTAAGATTAAGTTTTTGACTAAACAAGGAAGCCAGTATAGCCATCTTATTATCATCCGGTAAAGTATCTACTAAATTCATAATATCATTTACTTGATTGATATTATTACTTAAAGTTTCAGATCTTTCTGCATCTTCAACTGTGCTCGGAGATACCATTTTAATAGTAAACTTATTAACATAGTCTAAATCCTTATCTATAAAGAAATAATTGATAAGATTAGTGATGCCTTGAATATAAGCATTTTGTATTCTCTTAATAGTATGGGCATAACGAGAACTAATTTTTGTTAAACTTGTTCCATTACCACCAATACCTTCAGGACTATCAAAATTCAAATATTGTTTTGGTATTTTAAGTGCTGCTAATTTCTTATTATTAAAATAGTCTAAATCAGAAATATCCTTAACATTTACGTCTCCACCTAATGTTTGAACATTTACCGCACCTAAACCATTTTTAGTTACAGAATAAACAATGTTTTCAACAGGACCAGGAGAATTATAAGATTTAGATAATCCAGTTCTTTTATCAACTGCCATTTTCTGTTCAAGATTATTTTTAAACCTATGCATAAAGTTAGTTACTTCCGGTTTTGGCATATCTCCAACTTCTACTTGAAGTAATCTAACAATAGCAGATTTAGTTAATCTGTTCAATAATAAACTATCTTCTAATAATTTTAATGATTGAGTTACAGGGTAAGCGTCCTCCAATATAGATTTACCGGATTTAATCTTATAGATATTGGATTGACCGTCACCCTCATCAACTTTGAGTAATTCAGGATTTCTACTAATAGATTCGGAAAGTGAAATATGTATAAAAGCCTTTCTATCGTACATTACAGTATTACTAATTTTTACAGTTTGTAAAGGTTGTGTACTAAATACTTTATCAACTTCAATTTGTGTAGTATCAGCAACTCTAATAAATCCTGTTGTTTTATCTTTATTTTGTAAATCAAATAAACAAGCGGGGTTATCTACAAATTCCACATATTCTTCCAAATGTCTTTGTGAATCTTCCGGTTTAATAGTTAATTGGGCATAGTTAGTGTTTGTATTATACATAGTAGCATAATCAGATTGATCACCTTCACTATATAATCTAAGATATAAATCACCATAAACGCATAAAGAATAAATATGTCTCCAAGCCTTTTCATTAAGACCTAATACTCTAATTAGTCTATTAGCAGCCTCTACAATATCGGGTTCATCACCTTCTGCCCAAATAACATCACCGGCATCATTATAAACCGTGGCATCATCAGCATACATTTCAACAGCAGCGGCAATAATAGGATCTTCTAACATTTCTTCAAACCCTAAAAACTTATTATTTCTATTTTGAGAAATAGTAAAAAATTCATTTAGGGTTGTCATATCAATTAGTGGAGTACCATCAATATGATCTGAACTTAACTGTCTTACAGTTAAATCATCAGCTTCAGAACTTATATTAGATATTTCACTATACTCATTAGGTCTAACTCTTATTTTTAATCTATCTTCTAATAAGCGCCTAAAAAATCCTCTATTATCTTCTTGTGCCAAAATAAATCACTTCCTTTAAACTATAAAAAATTAAACTAACTATATTATACAACATTTCTTTAAAAATTACAAGTAGTTTGTTAAGAAAAATTTTTTAGAATATTATGAAGTCATCATCTGAAAAACTTGACCTATACTGTCTTACTTTTTGATTAGTTTGTGTAGTAGTATTGTCAGCTTGACCAAATAAAGATTCTAACTGTGGTAAAGGTTTATTCTGTTCTTTCTTAAATGCAGTATCAGCCAATTGTTGTGCAAACAAGGCTTGTTCCTTAATTAAGTCATCCACATCATCATTTATATCATCTACTACATCCATCAATGATAATTCATAGGCTTGTAATTCTTCATAAGTAGAAGCATTATATATAGCACCTGCAAAAGAGTCTGCCATATCCTTTGAACCATCAATAGGGTGGTCTACTTTACCAGTAGATACATCTCTTTGCAATCTTACTAATTCATCTTCTAATATTTCATATCTAATCATTCCAACTCTACCATCATTCATAGCAGAACGAGTAGTAGAATATCCGGGTTGTTCACCATCTTTTAGTTTATCCATAGATATAATAATGGCATCAAAACCATTTATATCTAATATCTGTCTTGTATCGGCAGATTGGAAACCATCTATAGAAATTCTCTTAATATTAAATCCTAAATATTTTAGATTATATATAAATTGACGAGTTTTTTCAAGACTTATTTCATCACCAGTAGGAGCTTTAATCGTAATACTAAATATGTGTCTATAACATCTTTCATAAGTTATAGTCTCTTCGGCTCCAATATATCTCTTAGTAGCTTTTTTACCTGTAATGGCAACCACACTAAATCCAGTTTTATCCCCACTTAAAGAAGTATCTATGTGAATAAATAAAGGTTTAGCTTTTAATTCTTCGGAAATTACATCCGGATTAAAGAACTCTAAAATTTCTCTTTTATCATGAAGTCCTATTTCTAATATTTCAGTAGCAAATGGTTTAGGCACATCTGATAAATAACAACGTTTAAATAGGCTATAATTAAAATAGCTTGTAGCTCCTATTACTGAAATACCTGCCAAATTCATTAAGGCAGAGTTTACATCAAGTATAAAACTTCTTCTCATTTCAATAGGAACTTCAATAATAGTATAACCCTGAGCTTTAATACCTTCTATAGCTTCCTCCGTAGTATCATCGGGTACTACATAAGAAGATAACATCTTATTACCAACAGCTACCTTAAACTTTTCTCCGCAATAGTTTTCTGATGGTTTTACTACCCATTGAGGTTCGTCAATTACAAGCATTTTCTTAGCTTCTTTTTCATCAGCTAACATTTTACGCACATAGGATTCCAAGAAATCGTGTTCTGATTTTTTAGAAGATACTAAGAACATATGACCATAATGTTTACCGTCAACAATAAAACGTGAGTTAATTCTTTCTTTAATTTGCGTATAAGTATTCATAATACCATTTTGAATACTTAATGCATCTACACCTTTAAAAGAAGATTTCTTAAAATCTACCTCATCAAGTAAAGCAGCAAAGATTTGTTTACCTAAAAAGTGTCCGGCATCAGAACCAAAACTAATTGTTATATTATTAGGCGGATTGTATCTTAATTTCTTTCTTCCTGTAACAATACCTCTTTCCAAAAACCAAGGGCTATTTCTTAAATATTCGTGCATTGTTTCAAATGCAACACCTTCTGCTAAATCCAAAGTAATATTACAGAAAGCAATAGTAATTTCAGTACCTTCTACAAATTTGAAAAATTCCTGTGGATTTTTAAGACACATAAGTAAATAGAGTAAATAACAAAGACAGATTACAGCGGTACTTGTTTTACCTATACCTATAGCACCTGTAAGAACAATCTCTTGATATTCTTTACTTGCGTCGAAAATTTCTTTAAATTCTTCTTTCCAGAAAGGGTATATAGTAGTGCCCAGTCGAGTTGATCTACCAATAAATCTATCCTCACAAATAAAGGTCATAATATCTACAGGAATTTCTTCATAATCGGCTTTCCACATTTCATCTAATGTTTTTGAAAATCCGTCATTTTCTGTAAATTCCTGTAATATTTGAATTACAATTCGTTGTTCTTCTTCTGTTAATTCTTGAAATTTACTCTTATCTATATTAAGTATATTTTCTTTAGTCAAATTCATAAATGAACAATTCGCCTCCACTGAATTGCTTTCAAGGTTAATAAAAAAAAATTACTACATAGATAGTAGTTAAACTATCTATGTAGTATTAGTAGTGTCATTGTTTATTTAATTGTTATATTTATTATTACAATTATAGTTTAAATAATTCTTTCTAAATATTCCTTAGTATTCTTTATACCTTCTTCTATGTGTTCAAAATTTGATTTAAGACCGCCATAATAATGAGTATAAGCAATATTAAAATATGAAATATTAAACAAAATTTGCGGAACCTATATTATACACATAATAATATTTGGTGCCCGTAAAAACAATATAGGTGTCATTATTAATTTTTTCATACATATCTGGACTATCTGTGTATCTTGGAGTAAAACATTCAAGACCTTTTCCATTCTCATCTATGCCATCAGCTCTACTTCCGGGAAGTTCTTTATAAAAATTATCCACTTCTTTTCTTAATGTTTCTATATTATATTTATATTTGTCAAATATCTTAGCTAATGCCTTTCCATACTTTATTACTTTAGATTTATCACTGGCAAAAATTAAAAAAGGAGTATCAGCATAAGAATCACAATATACTTCATATCCATATAATTTCCATTTAGGGTGTTCTGAATCCGGTGTAACTTTTTGTTCTAACGATTCATTAAACCTATGTCTGGGGTGAATGGGTGTTTCTCTAATTCTTAATTTCATATCTAATCAAACTCACTTTCTATAAATAATATTTTGTAGTAAACCGTAATTAAAACTATTTACAATATTAGTAGTTGTTTTTTTTGATTTGTAAAACATTAAAATTATGTTATATTTTATCAAGTTCTTTATTAACTTCTAATAATCTACGTTTTATAGTATTAATGTCGGATTTGATTTCACGATATTCCCAAGCACCCGCTTCACCGTAACGTCCTAAACGTCCTAATTGTTTAATGTCTCTATGCAAGGCTTCAAAAGCATCTATTGTTTGCCAGTACATATTGAGAGCTGCTTGATAATGACCTGCAGAGGTACGATAATCTGTTTGATTAGAATCATATGTATCATACCCAAGCAGATTGTTTAAATCTATAGAATGAATACGTTCATTAATCTCTACTAACTCATTACATAAGTTATTATAGATTTTTACATAACGTTCCTGTCCCATATTTGCTAATATATCTTCATATTTACGTTTATTAACTGTTGGGTCATATAAATCCATTTCTTCTACGGACATAAAACGAGTACCACTTGTGGGCTTATCATAAACACCAGGTCTCCAGCCGCGTCTTGTGCTTCCGTTAAATTTATTTATGTCAATAAATTTACCGGGTGTTTTTGTGTTTTTTCTATCTGAACGAGATTGATAAGTTTCTGGGTCGATAGGAACGACTTGCCAGAACTCAACAGCATTTTCAAACGCCTTGCTTTGTTTAAGTCCATCATATGGATAATTAGTTCTTATCTGTTTATAATCATTATTTCCAAACCAATATACAGCGCCATCTTCATCCATAGCTATAATAGGCCATTCGGATTTTTTAGCTATAGTAGGTCCTTTCGGTTTAGATATATTAACCAGTTTACAATCTTCAATATTTATGTCAGATTTTCTAAACCAGTCATCCGCTATTTTCTTATAATAAGGAGGTAAATCTTTAAGTACAGTTCTTAAATCAGTAATTACATTCTCACTCAAATAAGACTCTCTAATTCTTAATTTTTTTACCATAAATATCAAGCTCACTTTCTATTTTATATAATAAATTTTATTATTTTAACCCTTCATCCTTAATGTATAAAAAATTACCACGTTCATCAGTTTCTAAATCTTGTGGCTCATATAATTCCATATATTCAGCATTATCCGGCCATCTGTAGTAGTAATATTCTTCATCTTCATAATCATAAACTTCTACATAATAACCTTGTTGACACATATCCCAAATCCATTCATCTAATTCATAAGCATTTGGAAATTCTTCACTTTCAGCTAAACTTCTATGACTTTTATCATAATATGCTTTAGCTTCATAAACTATATCACCAGCGTCTAAATATTCTTCATCGTCTAACCAAGTTTCTTTGATAATCATATTTTTCTCACCTAATCCTCTGTAATAATCTACAACAAAAGTAGCTTGTTGTGTTTTTGAATTATAATGTGGGTAAATCCACGCAGTAATGCCTTGTGCTATAAGTTTTCTTTGATATTTTGAAGCATCATATTCAGAAGTAAATTCTTGACGAATATCTTGTTTTTCATTTTCTCTTATTCTTAACTTCAATTATATCAACTCCCTATTCCTCATAAGGTTCAAAGCTGTCAATTACATCTTCAATAGTGACTCTACCATTTTCAATATCTTCGTAATCAAACATAGCTGTTGCACTAATAACTCCACTAGATTCATCAAGGAAAAGATAAAAATCAACTATTCCGGAATTAGCATTATAATCATATTCAATGATAGAATCATAATCTTCATTTATGTCTGAATATTTGTGATTAAGGTCAAAAGTAAAATCATCTAAAATATCGTTAAAATCTGACTTTTCCATACAAGGATGATATTCTCCGTCTATATAAGATTCAGATAACGGTTCATCTAATTCTGCTATTTCAATAAAAATATCATAATATTTAGGACATTTCTTTTTTATCTGTTTTGCCCATTTCCATAATTTACTCTCGTTATCTTTATAATAGTCTTTGATAAATTCATCCTTTTTAGCAGAACTTAAACCTAATGCATCAGAAATGTCGTGTAAATAAAGTCTATCTCCTAAAAATAATGGGGCATAAAATTCTTTTAAACCGTTATGTGTATAGTTTTGGAATAAGTCCTTCATAACATAACTAAATTCGTATTTAGCTGTAAGAAATTTAGTATCGTCTGTATTTTGAATGGCGTTCATACTAATACCATAAGTATCTTCGGTTTGATATATATCTTTAATAGTGAATGTTCCTATCTTACTATCTGAATATGTATATTGGTCCAGATTATCTAACAGATTATTAAAATTTTTATCTTTTTTCTTTTCACTTATATTATTCCCGGGTTCAGAATATACACAGAATTGGAATTTACCTCTTATAATTAATTCATCAAAAAAAGTATCTTTAACACAAGATATAATATTAGTATCATCGGGTTCATCAAAACCTAAAGATTCGATTACTATATCAAATTTAGAATAGTTAAATATGGAGGTATAAAGTAAATCAATCATTTCATCCGTGGCAGTTCTGGATATGTTTTCTCCATCATACATATCATTAGATGCTTTATATACTTCTTCTATAGTAAAGAATTTAGTAAATAACTTCGGTAAAGTATTATACTTTTTTAAAAATTCATTATCTATAGAGGGACTTGTTATGTCATCTATAAAACCATATTCTTTAATAATCATACTTCATTCACCACTCAATAATCTATTTGTGTATCAAAATCATCCGCCGCCATTTGTTTAGCTTTTCTTCTGCATCAGCTTCATTAAAAGTATTTACCAATAGCTTTAAAGCCTTTTCTTCCGATTCTTTTAAGTAATAAGCTTGTTACAAAATATACATTTAAAATTAGTCTAATCCCCAGTCACTTAGGACTTCTCCGGCAAAAAATTCCGGATAACCGTCTAATAAAGAATTATAATCGTCTTCGGTTAGTTTACCAGAATCATAAGCATCTTCTATAGACGACTCATCCATTCCCCATAAATTTACTTTATTATAAGGAAAATTATTTTTTGTATTGACTAATTTTTCATACCAAGCATTTACAAATTCGGACAACTCCTCTTCTGTAAGGTCATATTCGGGTCCATAATAGTCTTCAGCTCTGAACTGACAATATTTATACTGTTTATTTTGTAATCTTTTATTCTGTGTTGTCCTATTCTGTGCTGTCCTATTCTGCTTCCTCTTATTATTTTTACTCTTAT